CAAAAGATCCTAATTCTAGACTACGTCAGGCTAGAAGAAGATGGAAATGCTAAAAGCAAAAACTAAAAAATTTAACGGTAGATCATACAAAATTTCCCCACTAAAGGAAGGACCATACAAAAAAGATCTTGTAAAGAATTTAATGAAAGCTAGACGTGAGGTCAAAGTTGCATTAGATAAGAAAGATAAAGCACTTGAACGAAAAGCTCGTAATAAGGTGCATAAATTTAAAAAAAAGTTAGGAGAACGATAATGAAAAAAATGATGGCAAGACCAACTATGTCTAAACCAGACAAAGATACAGGTAAAAGAAGACCAGCAATGGGTGGCGGTATGATGAAAAAACCCATGATGAAAAAAGGCGGTATGGCTAAATTAAACCCAGGTTTAAAAGCATACTTAATGAAAAAGAAGAAAAAGAAGAAAAAAGCATAATGGTTAAAAAAATAAAAAAAGTTGCGAAAGCACTAAAGAAAGCTTCTGCTTTACATAAGAAA